TATTTTTCCAGGATTTTTAGAACACGAGTTTAGTGTAGATTTTGGTATTGAGCCTTTTAGATTTATACATTGGAATATACAAGCAGTGCCAAAAGAAATGGCTAAAGATGTTTAAGAAAAAAAAATATACAGTTATTCGTAAAGCTATATCAAAAGACCTAGCAGCTTTTGTTGCAAATTATTTTAGTATGCAAAAACAAGTTTATGATACTTGTAGAGAAGTAAGATATATTTCTCCATTTGAAAATTTAATTGGATATTATGAACCTAGTGACGGACAAATACCAAATACTTATAGTCATTATTCTAATATAGCTATGGAAACTTTAATGTTAAAATGTCATCCAATAATGGAAAAAGCAACTGGATTAAAATTAAATCCATCTTATACTTACGCAAGAATATATAAACACGGTGATATTTTAAAAAGACACAAAGATAGATTTAGTTGTGAAATATCTACAACTATGAATTTAGGTGGTGATGATTGGCCTATATATTTAAGTCCTAATGAAAATGTAGGAGCTCCTAATGGAAAAAATATTACAGCTTTTAGTAATGCTAAAGGAATTAAAGTAGATTTAAAACCAGGAGATATGTTAGTTTATTCTGGTTGTGAATTAGAACATTGGCGAAATAAATTTAAAGGTAAAGAATGTATTCAAGCATTTTTTCATTATAATAATCGTAAAACTCCAGGCGCTAAAGATAATATCTTTGACAAACGTCTACATTTAGGTCTTCCTTCTTGGTTTAAACGATGATATAATCTTTAGATGGAGGCAGGGCACCACCACATACCCCCTGTCTCCTTTTAAGGATTTTATATGTTATTAGGACAAGACGCTTTTTCGGCACAACCATTTGCAAGTTCTCCATTTTTGGGGAATGCTGTAATTAGTTTAGTTGGTGCACCCTTAACTTTATCAGTTGGACCTGTAGGAATATCTACAACTATTGCTTCTGTTGTAGTATCTCCAGATCCTTTAGAATTAAAAACAGCTCAATTTGGAACATTTACAGTAGAAGGTATTGCAGTTGTTCCTGGTACTAATCTTAAAACACCATTAACTTTAGGTACTATGGATGCATCAGCTGCTGCTTCGGGTAGTGCTGTTATCAATCCAACTAACCTTCAAAACCAATTGACGTTAAAGACTACGAGTGGTATAACTATTACAGGTAGCGCAAATGTTAATGTTACCGGAGTTCCATTAACATTAAAAGTAAATGAAACTGGAATTATAACGTGGAATGAAATTATACCAGGAGCAACAATGGTTTGGACACCAATAAAACCTTACTAATATGGCATCATCATACTCAACAGATTTATCATTAGAGCTTGTAGCAACCGGAGAAAAAGCTGGTCTATGGGGTACAATTAATAATACTAATTTACAAGTTTTAGAAGCAGCTACTGCTTTTTTAGAAGTACCTATTACAGGCACTAGTCAAACATTAAGTTTAGCCGATGGATCGGCGACCGCGGATGGTAAACATTTTTATTTAAAATTAACAGGTGGTTTAACAGGTAATACTACTTTAACTATGCCGGCCTCTACAACAGGGGGAACAACTACTAGAGTTTATATAATTGAAGACGCTACAACAAGAGGTACTTTACCAACTCATCATAGTCTTTCTATAACTACTACAGGTGGAGCAACAGCAGTTCCTGTAGGAGATGGAAATATAATGTTATTGGTATCTAATGGTGCAACTCCATTAACTACTCTTGGAGGAATTTTAAACCAAGGATATATAGAAATTGATTCTGCTTCAACTACTGCTTTTACAGCAGTAAATGGTAATCAAATAGGAGTAGATACAGTTTCTAATATTGTAACAATTACTTTACCTGCGGGTGTTGTAGGAAATGAAATAACAATTATGGATGTATCAGCATCAAATGGTTTTGCTACAAACAAATGTACAATTAGTCCTAATGGAACAGACAAAATTCAAGGTCTTAACGCAGCAAAAGATTTAACTACTAATAATCAATCAGTCACACTTTTTTTTACAGGTGCAGACAAAGGTTGGCAATTCAAAACTAATACAGCATAGGAGCTAATTAATGGCTCTCCAACAAATTAAATTTGCACCCGGAATTGATAAACAAGACACTAGCGTTGGTGCGGTAGGTCGATGGATTGATTCTGATAATGTTAGATTTAGATATGGACTACCAGAAAAAGTAGGAGGATGGCAATCCTTATTGCCTGATACTTTAGTAGGTGTTGCTAGAAAACAACATGCTATTGTAGATACTTCTGGAAACAGATATGTAATTTTAGGTACTGACAAATTTTTAATTTGTTATTTTGAAGGAGGTCTACATGATATTACTCCTTTTGATACAGATGCAAATGGTGCGGTAATTGCATTATCTTCAACTGTTACAACTAACACAAGTAATACTTCTGTTACCATTGATACTGGTTCAACTCTTCACGGTTTTAAAGAAGGAGATATTATATTTTTTTCTGCTTTTACTAGACCTACAGGATCAAATTTAGACAATGCAGATTTTTTAAATAAAGCTTATCAAATAATTACAGTACCTACTAATACAACTTTTACAATTACAGCTCCTGCACAAGAAGGAGGAGGTGGTCCTTATAACAACGGATCATGTACTGTTAAACCTTACGCAGTTGTTGGACCCGCAGCACAAACATATGGTTATGGTTATGGTGTAGGACAATTTGGTGGAACAGTTCAAGGTTCTGCAACAAGTACTTTAAATGGAGCAATTGTAGCTGCAGATACAACTATTTCTCTTGCTGATTCACAAAACTTTTCAACAAGTGGTAAAGCCTTAATTGGTAATTATGCAAGTGGTAATTATGCGTCTACTTCTGAATTAATTAGTTATACAGGAAATACCGACGCAGCTCCTGGTAATTTAACAACAGTTAGTAGATCACAATCAGGAACAACAGCTCCATCAAATACATCTTCAGGTACAACGGTTACTCAATCTACAGATTGGTCTGGTTATGGTGATCCAGTTGTTGCTACTACTACAACTTTAGAGCCAGGACTTTGGTCTTTAAGTAGTTTTGGTGAAGTATTAGTTGCAACTATTGCTAATGGTAAAACATTTACATGGAATGCAGGTGATGCTGCTAGACTTACAGTAAGAGCTTCTCAACTTACAACTAATTTTTTAACAACCAACAATCCTGATAAAAGTAGAATGACCTTAGTTTCTCCTACAACAAGACACTTAATTCATTTTGGAACAGAAGCCACAATAGGCACACCTACTTCTCAAGAAGATTTGTTAATTAGATTTTCTGAACAAGAAAATATAAATGAATACACTATTCAAGCTGTAAACACAGCAGGTAGTCAAAGATTACAAGACGGTACAAAAATTATGGGAGCTATCTCTGCTAAAGAAAACATTCTAGTATGGACAGATAATGCACTATACACAATGAAATTTGTCGGTGCTCCATTTACATTTGGCTTTGAACAAGTTGGAACTAACTGTGGATTGATTGGACAGAATGCTTGTGTAGAAATTGATGGTGTTGCTTATTGGATGTCCAATAATGGATTCTTTTCTTTTGATGGTACAGTAAATACACTACCTTGTAGCGTTGAAGATTTTGTTTTTGATGATGCTGACACTACTAAAGGTCAACAAATTTGTGCAGGTATCAACAACTTGTTTACAGAAGTTACGTGGTGGTATCCAACAGCTGGATCAGATTTTAATAATAGATATGTAGTTTATAACTACGGTCAAACTAATCAACAAGTGCCAATGGGTAATTGGTATACAGGAACTAATACTAATTCAATTAGAACTACTTGGATGGATACTTCAGTATATCCTAAACCTTATGCTACAGCTTTTAATAGTTCCGGAACAGGAACTTTTCCGTTTATAGGTGGAGAAACTGGATTAGGTCAAAGTGTTTTCTTTGAACATGAAACAGGAACTGATCAAGTAAATCCAAATGGATCTACTACAACTTTAACTTCTTTTGTAGAATCTTTTGATTTTGCATTACAAACGGATCAAGGTATTGGAGAATACTTTTTATCTATGGGTAGGTTTTTACCTAACTTTAAAAACTTAATTGGCAATGCAGTTATTAATGTATCTGTTACACCTTATCCTGCGCAAGCTAATAGTAATGCATCCTTTAGTCCTTTTACTATTGACTCTTCTACTACATTTGTTAGTACTAGAGCAAGAGGAAGGTATGCAGCTATTAAAATTGAAAACACAGCAGCAGGTCAAAGCTGGCGATTTGGAACTTTTCAAGCTGACTTAAAACCAGACGGTAGAAGATAATGACAAAAATAGCAGTAAGATTACCAGAACCTAAAAAAGAATACACAGAAGACAATCAAAGACAAATTAACAGATCTTTTTCTTCTATTGTAGAACAACTTAACTCTACATTTTTAACACAGTTAAAAGAAGATTCAGAAAGATATACTTGGTTTGGATTAGGATAACATGGCAAATATATATTTAAGTGCAAAAAAAGATTTAACAACAAATACAGTTACAACTTTATATACTGTACCATCAAACTCTCGAGCTATTGTAAAATCAATATTAGTTAGTAGTGATAGTGGTAGTGCAACCACAATTACAGTAGATTTATTTGATGCAGACCCTGCTTCAGGTAACAAATTTACTTTGTTTAATACAGCTTCGGTAGATGCTAATGAAAGTATACAGCTATTAACAGAGCCCTTGATTATGTTAGAAAATGAAGTATTACAAGTAACTGCAGCCGATGCAGATAGATTATTTACAACAGCATCTATATTAGAAATAAACAGAGAGGACAGATAATGGCTATTATAGCTCAAGAAGAAGAAATTAAATATATAGAAGTAGATGGTAAACAGGTTTTAAAATATAGACCTAGAGTAGAAATTACTATTAAACATTTAGAATCTGGCAAAGAGTATGCTTCAGAAGAAGAAGCTCAAGCGGATGTAGATAGTCCAGATACAGACACTAAACAACAGCATATATCTAAAAGTGTACATGTTAAGGTTATTGGCCTTCCTATGGGCACAGATACTAATATAATGTAGATTGACTAGAAGGAGAAAAACAAGTAAAATGGCTGACACTAGCGTACATTCAAGCTTTGCTACCTTGCCATTCAACAACACAATAGAGATATAAAATATGGGATTTTTTTCAGGAGTCAGAC